CACTTGCACTTCTCTAAAGGCATGAACCGTTACGTTGGTCTTGAAAACTACGTATCATGGGATATTTGCGGTGTCGATCGAGGAACTATCGATCCTAAGACCGGTGAGAAGATCTTAAAGAAAACTGCACGCACTTGGGTTTGTGAACACCTTGACGAAGCAGTCGATAACAAAGACTTCTTCACTGATAAGGTATTCACGACTGAGGTTCTAAAGAGAATCGATGCACACATTCAACCGATCTTCAACTACAATATGGAAGAGATCGAAGATATAAACATTGATGAGATCTTAGAAGATGTTGCTAACGATTAACGAAGATCGTCTCCCAATTAAATTTATCCTAGGGATTGAAAAGGATCTGGAAAGTTATCCAGATCCTTTTGACATCTTACATTTCTATATCAATCTGGCCTATCGTAATCCAGATCGTTATAAGGATAGTTTTACCAAACATGCTGTAGTCCAATATCACTTCAAAGACTTTTCACCAGAAGTGATCGATGCATCTCTAAATAAACTATTAGAAGAAGGTTATTTAGAACAGACTAAAGATCAACCGGGCAAAGAAGCCTACAAAATTATAATAAATCCATTCGAATGATTGTAGTAATTGATAACTTCGTAAAAGATGAAATGTTGCTTAAAGATATTGCAGCTGATCAAACTTTTTTTGCCGATCCCGGTGTTTATTATTACTGGGGAGGATGGTGGGATTCATCAGCTAATACAATTAAGAAAAGATTGATTGAATATATTTGGGGACATAATTGTCCAATCAATGAGAGCTTTAATATCAATGGATTTGAATATTGGACTGGAATTCAAACTGCTAATCCAGAAAAAGGATTCAAAAATATTCTTGGAAATCATTACGATAAAGATGAAGCTTGGTTTGAAAAAACTGGTGCTATTGTGATTCCATTAATAGGAACAGTATATTATCCAGCAGGTCAAGAATTTGAAGGTGGAGAATTAGCAATTTACACAGACGGAGTGAACTCTCCACCTGAGATCGTAAAGGCTAAACCTAATCGATTAATTATCTTTGGAGCAGGCAATTATGTTCATGAAGTTAAACCAGTAACGAGTGGAACTCGACATGCAATTGCAATTAATCTATGGGAAAATGAACCATATAGTAAACAAGTTGGTCAATTTCGTATAGAAGCCTAAAATATACTCAATAATGCAGTTCGGTCAAGATTTTGAAAAGATATTCTTTAAGCTATCTCTACAGAGGGTAAAGTATTTAGATACCATCAAGGGTGGTTTCTACACTTCTGAAGAGATTGATCACTTATCTAAATTAGCTCACAAGTTCTACGAGCGGTTTCACGAGACTCCTTCTAAGGATCAGATGAAGCTACTCGTTAAGAGTTCAAAGCAAAAAGAAAAGGTAAGTGATGAAATGATTGACCTCATCTATGATGTCAATCTACATGAATACGATGACGAATGGTTGACCTCAACCGCAGAGTCTTGGATCAAATGGCGCAACTTCAATGAATCTCTCGCAGATTCAATCGAGTTCATTAAGACCACTACAGTTACACCTGAAAACGTTGATGCTTTAGTCAATAAGTTTAAAGGTCTAATCAATGACCGTAACTCAATTAACTTTGATTCTAACCTGGGTCTAGACTTCTTTGACCCTAATGCCCACGATCAAAAAGAAACTGAAAAGGTAAGTTCGGGTTACAACTTTATTGACCGTCTTCTTGGCGGTGGATATGATAGAGGTGGTAACTTAATTGTTTACGTTGGTGAACAAAACATCGGTAAGTCAATCTTTCTAGCGAATGATGCTGCAACCGCTGTTAAAATGGGTCACAACACTGCGGTCATTACTGCAGAAATGGCGGACCATAAGTTTGTAAAACGTATTGGTTCAAACCTTCTATCAATTCCAATCAACGAGTACCAGGAAAAGTCAAAGAATAAGGACTACATTCAACGTAGATTGGAAACTGTTGGTAATGGTCTAACTCCTCCTGGAAATCTATTCGTTAAACAGTTTCCAACTTCACAGGCGACGGTTCTCGATATTGAATCGTACCTCAAACAAGTTGAAGAAGAAAAGAAAGTAAAACTAAATGTAATCGTAATTGACTACATTAACATTCTTTCAAATTACAGAAATCCAAACTCGGAGAACACCTATCTGAAAATCAAACAGATCGCTGAAGATCTTCGTGCAATGGGAGTTCGTAACAATTGGCTAATTGTTACAGCGACACAGATCACGCGTTCAGGATATAATGCATCTGACATCTCAATGTCTGACGTTGCGGAATCTGCAGGTCTATCACACACTGCAGATGTAATGTTGGGTATTATTCAAGATGATTTGATGCGAGCGAACTTTGAGTACTGGTTGAAAATCCTAAAGATCAGAGATGGTGAAGGTAAGGGTACAAAATGTAGGTTGATAATCAACTATAATATGATGAGACTAAACGAAACCGAGGACATCACCGGTTCAAACATACATACACTATAAGATATGTCACGCGAAAGACACGATAAAATATTTGACAACAACTTCGAATCAACTGAATTCGAATTGGATGGCTCCATGACCTTTAACCTCAGTCCACAATGGACTGATGATCGACCTGAAGAAGAAAAGATTCAACAGCGAATCCTACAGGAAAAGATTCACGCTCTAATTGAATCTTCACGATTCAAAACCTTTAATGATCTAGACGAGTTCTCAGATTCACGTAAGTTGAAGAAGAACGACATCAATAGCGTTTATGATTACATTGAAGGAGAACTTGTACGTAACCACTCTAGAATTGAAATCTTTTCTGAGTTATGCGATTACTTTAACGTTCACCCAACCAAGTTCTATAATTCCCTATCAAACACCTTTAAGGAGGGTTTGATTGAAGAACTTGACAACAAAACAGGAATTCTTAAGAAGAAGAACATTAACCGATTATTCTAATGATCGATCAGAAAACACTTCAACAACCCGTTAAAAGGGTGTGGATCCTAGGTGATATGCACTTAGGGGTTCGTGCCAATTCTCAGGAGTGGTTGGAAATTCAACAGGACTTTTACGATAAGGTGTTTATTCCAACCCTTGAAAAGAACGTTCAACCTGGTGATGTGTTGGTTCAGGTTGGTGATGCATTTGACAATCGTCAGTCCATCAACCTAAAGGTTCTCCACTATGCAATCAACCTGTTCGAAAGACTGGGTAAGATTCTACCTACACATGTTATTGTTGGTAACCACGACATTTGGGCCAAGAAATCTAATGACGTGTCTGCGATTGATTCAATCAAGTGGATCCCAGGTGTACAGGTTTATAAAGACCCGATCGAATATAAGTGGTTAGACAAGAAGATCTTACTGATGCCATGGAGAAGAGACGTTGATCATGAGTCTGAAACCCTCGCTGAGTTTCCTAACTCTAACATCGTTTTCTGTCACTCAGAAGTACGTGGCGTTGCATTGAATTCAAAGGTTAAGAATGAACACGGGTCTGACTCTCAAAACTTTGATCGTTATGACGCAGTGTATTCAGGTCACATTCACTACCGTCAAAAGAAAGGACAACTCCGAATGGTTGGTACTCCGTACCAACTAACCCGTTCAGATTCTGGAAACCCTAAAGGATTTGACCTGGTTGACTTGTCAACAATGGAAGAAACCTTCTTTGAGAACAAGTATTCACCCAAGTTTGTAAAGTACAACATTACTACACTGTACAATACCACTCTAGGTGACTTTAAGAAACACATTGACAATAACTTTGTTGATCTGTACATTCCAAGTTCGATTGCACAGACTGCATCCCTTGGCACCCTAATTCAGAAGATTCAAAAGTCCGCTCGACGAATCGAACCCAACATCTATCAGGAACAAGACATCATCGACAAGGATCTGTATGATATGGATGAGATTGAAGGACAGTACAAAAATTATAACATCCAACACCTATTCAGAACCTACGTAGATGGGTTACCTCATGACGATGAAATGAAACAAAAGATACATCAGACTCTAAAAGATCTACATGACAGATGTGTCTATAACTACGAGGTAAACACTGAGGAAGGATGAAGATTAAGTCGATAGAGTTTAAGAACATCGCATCTTACGGAAACAAGGTTCAAAAGATTGAATTCTCTGACGATAAGGCGGAGTTGTATTTGACCCTGGGTAAAAACGGTGACGGTAAGACCACCATTGCGAATGCAATCATCTTTGCCCTGTATGGTAAGGTTGAAGGTGTTCGAATGTCAGATCTTCCAAACCGTATTAACCGTGAATTATGGGTTCGTATCAAACTTCAGTGTGGTACGATGGACATTGAGATTGAACGTGGTCTTGCACCCTCTAGGTTCTCAGTCCTAGTTAATGGGGTTGAGTTTGACAAAGCGGGTAAGAGATCAGTTCAAGAGTATCTTGAAGAAGAGGTGTATGGAATTCCATATCACGTATTCAAGAACATTATTATCCTATCAATCAACGACTTTAAATCCTTCTTGACCATGTCCCCAATGGACAAGAAACAGATCATTGACCGTATGTTTGGGTTCTCAATCCTGAACGACATGCAACGAACCGTTAAGGAGGAACGTAAGAACCTAAAGACGGATATTGATTCGTATGACACTGAACTGCGACAGATTGAAGAATCAATCGTTCAGGTTAAAATGAAGTTGAATCAATTACAAGCGGAGAGTGATGAAAAGTCCAAGGGTCAGATTGAAAAATTAAAGTCACAACTGGTAAAGTTTGATGACAATCGTAAGAAACTTGAAGAGGCAAGAGATCAGATCACTGACAGGATTGGCACGTTTGAAACTGATCTTGAAACCAAGACCTCAAGTTACACCAAACTAAAGTACGAACTTGAATCTGCGAAGAGAAAACTGTCCCTATACGAGAACAACACCTGTCCAACTTGTGAAGCACCTTTAGATTCTGAATTTCACGTTCACAAGAAAAAGGAGTACAAAGACCGAGTTAATGAAACTCCAGAACAACTTCAAAAGGCGGAACAAGAGGTTCAATTAATCAAACAAAAGATTAATGATACTCGTGTTAAAGAACGTGCGGTCTTAGATAAGGTTTCAACCCTGAATACCAACATTCGTTCAATCAAGAATGAGTTGATTAAGATCAAAGAAACGGTTGGGGCATCAGAACAGTTTGAATCCTTGAACTCCCTAATTCGTGAGTTTGAAGACCAAGAGGTTCAAAAGAGTCAGGATAAGTCTAAACACTCTAATGATTATCAGTTCTTAGAGTTGATTGAATCAATCCTAGGTGAAGACGGTGTGAAGAATCTAGCGGTTAAGACTATTCTACCTGGATTGAACACCAACATCGCTGCAATGGCGAACACAATGCACCTTCCGTTCCACATTCGATTCAATGACAAGTTTGATTGTATCATTACCAATCACGGTGAAGAGGTTAACCCAATGACCCTATCAACCGGTGAACGTAAGAAGGCGGATTTCATTATCATCATTGCCATCATCAAGATCCTAAAACTCAGATTCCCACAATTGAACCTTCTATTCCTTGACGAATTGTTGAGTTCTGTTGACCAGGATGGTGTTTACAACATCTTGAAGATTCTATCACAGGTGATCAAAGAAAACCAGATCAACACCTTTGTTATCAATCACACCGTTCTACCTCACGAAATCTTTGACAAAAAGTTACAGATCTATCGTGATAACGGGTTCTCGAAGTTCGAGATAGAGTCCATCGAATAAGATATATAGTGTATGGCAACATACAACGTAAAGTACAACAAGGATGACAGTGTTATTAGACACTTGATCATCGGACTTCTTGCAGACCTTAACAACAAAGTTTACTTCTATCGTCAGATGGATGCAGATACTCGAGTTGAGGTTGACGTGCCATTCTATTACTCTATTTCTGGAGATGAAGACTTTTTAAAGGATCAGTTTCTGTTCTTAACCAAGGACGGTTTGAACTGTGCTCCAGGAGATGTTAGAGCGGATGGCAATTATGACATTGTTCCAAGAGGTGTTGCAAACCTAACTTCAATGTCAATTGATTCTTCTAAACTGGTTAACAAGAGAACCAGGGGTGAATACGCTAAGATGAACGATCAAGGTGCTATGGAAGGTTACACAGCGGAGTTTGAGATGATTCCGGTCAATCTTTCATTTGATATTGAGATTATTACTTCCTCACAACTAGATAACTTTAAGATCACTGAGATGATCATTAAAAGGTTGTATAAGTCAAACTACTTTAACGTCGAGGTTGGCCACTTAGATGAAGGCACATATAGAATCTCTTCATACTATGCAATGCCCGAGGACTACACAACCGAGAGACCAATTGAATTTACATTCGACTCTAAAGAAGGTTACAAAATTACTTTCTCAGTTGAAGTTAGTTCATTCATTCCATCGTTTGAATTTGAAACTGAAATGCACATTGGTAACAGAATGTTTGAAATTCATTCTTACACCACTGAAACTGCGCCCGACAGGTTCGATAGAACTAATGTATCCAATCCCCCGGGCATCGTAGATTAACTGATATATAGTTAAAGATTAAAATAAATCACTCAAAGATGATTATTTCACCATTTTTCCAACTAAGCGAGAATCAAGTTCTAGTTGCAGTAAGAAACCTACCTTATGTAGTTAACACTGAAACTAACGAGATCTCAGAAGCAGAAGGTCAAATCCCTTCAGAATTTACAAGACTTGTTGAAGCTCTTTCAGCATTCAGATTTGAAAACAATGAAATCAGATGGTTTCATGGAGTTAACAGAATGAGATACTCGATCGAAGAAGGCAAGTTCTTCTTGGGTAATAGCGAGATTTTATCTGAATCTTTCGTTAATCACGTTTTGGCAGCCGGTGTCATTAGATACGAACATAAAGAGACCGCTGAGCTATTCGTTGAAGCAGCTTCTAACGTTGATAAGTACATCGCTCTAGATTTCGTTCAGACATTTGAAAATGCTAATAACGTTGTAGATCTATTCAAACTAGAAGAAAACGTTTACACATCTACGTTCAACAAATCTACAAGAATGCAGAAGTTCACAAGAGTTAACACTGCAAATACAGCGATTGAGTACGTAACTGAAAAGACTGGTCTTGACGCTTCAATGTTCCTATCTAATCTATTAGAAGGTGAAGCAGCTGATAGAGTTGTAACTCTTAAGAAGATCGAAAATCTAGAAGAAATGATTCACTTCTTAAAGGATCAGAGAAATCTTCTAGCTGACGCAGACAGATCTATCGATGAAATCAAAGCAGCTGATGCTCTGATTGAAGGTGAGATCAAGAAGATTGAGGCAGATATTGCCGAAGTCAAATCTGCACTTTAATTTACTTTAACCCTACACGAAAAGGCCAGGAATAAACTTTCTGGCCTTTTAGGTGTATAAAAGGTATCAAATAATACACAACACAACAGTGGCTAGAAATTATCTTAATAACAAGGATCTTTACAACGAGATCGTTAAGTCAAAAGATCAGGACAAATTAACTTCTGATGCTGAAAAAATGCTGATGCTTTTGGCGGATCGAGCCATTCGTAAAATGAAATACGTCTACGATGAAGATCGAGAGGACTGTCTTCAGTTTGCGCTACTAGATATGTTGAAGTATTGGAGAAACTTCAATCCACAATACCCTAATGCATTTGCATATTTTACAGAGATTGCAAAGCGAGGTTATGCAAAGGGTTGGAATAAGATTCATCCACAAAAGTATAAGGGCACACTTTCAATCGATCGTGCAGGTTATAGAACCGAAGATGGAGAAGGTGGAATTTACACAATTTAATGTCAATTAAACGGGTTAAACCTACTAAGAAATCTGGATTCATCCAAGGTTACTATAAGCCTCACAACTTAGAAAAGTATGTGGGTCCGCAACCCGTTATTTTCAGAAGTTCATGGGAACGTAAGTTCATGATTTGGTGCGACACCAATGAAAGAGTTCTAATGTGGTCTAGTGAACCGATTGAAATCAAGTATTGGTCAACTCTTTACAAAAAAGAAAGAACCTACCACCCCGATTTTTACATTAAGATCCTAAAGGAAGATGGTTCCCAAGAGCAATTGATTGTTGAAATCAAACCCGAAGCTCAAATCACTAAGCCTGAACCACCGAAGACAAATTCGAAAAAGGCAATTGACGGTTATAAATTCTTAGCCGAACAGTACGTTACGAATCGTGATAAATATATTTCAGCTAAAAAGTATGCTGAAGACCGAGGTTGTAGGTTTGTTGTTATGACAGAAAACTCGCTTAAGTGATGGGAGAAATCAAATCTAAAATAGCAAAGTATTCTAAGGATAATGGAGGTAAGACGGCTGCTCGAAAGGCGGCCGAGGTATGGTATAACAAAGCTTTAAACTCTTTTAGAGATAAAAGTGTTGCTAAATCGAAAACTTTACCCTTTATTCCCGGTAAAATATATGTTTTCAGGTATGATAACCCGAAAACAGAACAATATCTTGCATGGTGGGACAGAAATCCCGTTGTGTTAGCGCTCGATCCAGTAGCAGGAAATGATTGCGGAATCAATCTAAATCTATTACCGGTTGAAATTAAAGAAAAACTGTTAGACGATATTTACACACGTCTCAGTGGTTCTATTAAGACACTAACGACAAGAGCAAAGGATGATGCCAATGCTCAGGGTCGATTACAAATGACTTATGCAGGTGCAAAAAGTTATTTAGACAGATACGGGTTTGGATTTGCTGTTAGGCAGTACATCCCGATGTTGAAAAGAAAGCAAGCGGTTGTTAGTTATGAGAACTGGCACCTAATTGCGTTGTGCGATTTCATAGAACTAGAAGGAGCTTCATTAGCTAGCATTCAGAGACAGTTCAGAGATTACAACAAAAAATGAAGAATATATAACGAGAAACTAGTTTTTAACACATGGCAGGTTTTGTAGAAAATAGAAACGGTCCCCTATCGACGGGCAGAAGACCATTCACTCTTAGTGATGGTCTGAAGCGACTTTCGTCGTTCGGTATGTATTATGATGATTTGGTATTGCGCCAATCTCAAGCAATCGGACCAATGGAAGCGCAATTCGGTTACGGTCAGATCAACCCGATGGGTGTTGACAATGACGACATCTATGCTGCGTTTGCAGCGTTGTCGATGACCGACACCAACATGAGAAAGCAAATTCCTTTCTTTGATAAAAACTATCCTGCTAAAAGAGATGAGCTTAGAAGATTCTCACTTCATGATGAAATTGAAGACATTCTTGACATTCTTTGTGATGAGACAGTTGTCTATGATGAAAAGAACTTTTTCTGTTATCCTGACATCATCGGATTTGATGTATCAGATGAAGTAGATGCTTATTTTAAGAGAGCATTTAGAGAAATCTATCAATACTTTGGTTTTAACCAAGATCAATCTGCATGGTACTATTTTAGAAAGTTCCTGATTGATGGTTACCTAGCGTTTGAAATCATTTATTCACCTGACCAAAAGCAGATCATTGGTTTTAAAGAACTAGATCCTGTAACCCTAATGCCAGGTTATAATAAAGAAGACGGTAAAAAGGTTTGGATTCAATATAAGGATGATCCTATTAAGGAAAGAGTTCTTTATGATGCACAGATCATTTACATCTCATACTCTTCAATTACAACTGCATCAAGAGTTTCTTATGTAGAAAGATTGGTTAGAGCATTTAACCTAATGAGAATCATGGAACACACCCGAGTTATTTGGGCAGTGACTAACGCTTCATTCAGAATGAAGTTTGTGATTCCAATGGGTGGTAAATCAAAAACACGTGCTAAGCAATCTCTAGCACAATTGATGAATAACTATAAAGAAGTCGTTGACTTTGATTGGGAATCAGGTACACTGACAACCGACGGTAAGCCAATGATGCAGTTCAACAAAGAATACTGGTTGCCTTCAAAAGAAGGTGAATCACCAGAGATTGAAACCCTAGGAGGTGATGGTCCAGATCTATCAGACACGGAAGCTCTTAAGTACTTCTCTGATAAGTTGAAGCATGTATCTAAGATTCCATTCAACCGTTTCATGTATGAAGATGGCGGTGGTGAATTCAACCTTGCAGCTGACGGTATGATTAGAGACGAAATCAAGTTCTCTAAATTTGTTAGACGTTTGAGATCAGCTTTCCAAGAAGTTCTTGTAAAGCCACTGTTCATCCAGTTGTCTATTAAATTCCCAGAGTTTGCAGATGATGCTGCATTTAGAACTCAAATCGCTCTAAGATTTAATGAAGAGAACATGTTTGCTGAACTGAAGAACATGGAAATCATGGAACGTAGAATTGACTTCATCGGTTCATTGAAAGATAACCTAGTTATTACTGATCCTGCAACGATGGAAGAAGAACACTACTTTGATATGGACTTCTTAGTTGACAGATACTTAAAACTAACTCCAGACGATAAAGCAGCTAACGATGCATATAAAGCTCGTAAAGAAGCTAAACAAGCTGGTGAAGATGATCCAGACCCAATGGCAGCGATGGGCGGAGGAATGTAACACACAGATAAATAGACTATGAAAAATCTAAAGACATTTGAACAATACTGGTCTTCAATTACTGAAGATGCTATTAAAGCCGGAGAAGAATCAGAAGTTGTGATCGACGATATGATTACAACCGATGGAACTGAAATCTCTTCAGAAGAGATCTTAGGCATTGTAATATCTTCTGAAACAGAGGAAGAAACAGTAGATAAAATGTACGATAAGTTTGGTCAATTATCATTTTCTACTGAAGACATTGAAAAGATCAAAAAGTATTTCAATGATTATCAAGCAGAAGTGAAAGAGAAAGAAAAAGAAGCTGAGAAAGAAGCTGATGGTGGAGATGGAGAGGAAGATCCTCTAGCAGATCTATAAAAAATCATTTTTCTCTTTTTTCATCAGGATATATAAACCAAATATACTATAAGGTTCATGAATCAACATAATCTATTGATCCTTGAGAGATCATCGAATACACTGGACTTCAAATCAGAAGGAGGTTCATACGTACTCGAAGGTATTTTCGGAGAGCTGGACAAAAAGAATAGAAACAATCGTATCTATACAGCTGAAGAATACTTACCACAAATCGAATCTCTACAGGAGAAAATCAAGTCATCTAAGCTATTAGGTGAGCTTGATCACCCACAAAAATTTGACATTTCTCTAAGAAACGTTTCACACGTAATCGAGGAACTTCACTACGATCAAGATTCTAAGCAAATCAGAGGTAGAATCAGACTACTAGACACAGATGCTGGAAAGCAAGCTAAAGCTCTAGTTGATTCTGGCATTCCATTGCACATCTCTTCAAGAGCTGCTGGTGTTGTTGAATCAGACGGTAAAGTTAAAATCAAGCAACTTTTCACTTACGATCTAGTTGCTGATCCAGGTTTCGAGAACGCTGAACTTGCAAGAGTAAATGAATCTTACGGACTAGCTAACGACGATCTAATTCAAATCTATGAAATTGGAGGAGTTGCTACTCTACTTGAAACAGAAACTAAAATCGAAAATAACGATACAAACATCATGGAAAACAAAGCTAGATTTATAGCGGTTGAAGATTTCAACAAGTACTCTGCCTACCTTGCTGAAGAGATCAAATCGCTTAAAGAAGCTCTAGCCGCCGTTTCTACTGAGACTATTGAAGAGAAGATGAAAGCTCTTACAGAGTACGTAGAATACGTTGCTGAAAGAGCTGACAAAGGTATTCAGTACTCTGAGTACGTTGCAGAAAAATTAGATGGTAACATCGAATACTCTAACTACTTGGCAGAAAAGTTGGACCAAGGAATTGAATACTCTGAGCACATCGCTGAGTCAGTAAATAACGTTAAGGATTACGCTAATTATTTGGCAGAATCTTACAACGAAGGTGTTACTACAGGTGAGAATGTTCAAAAGTATCTAAACTACCTAAAAGAAAACATCGAGTCAATCTCTGAATACGCTGATTACATTGCTGAAACTATTAATTCTAACCTAATCGTTGAAGAAGAAGGTGAAGGAGCAGCAAAAGATCACGAAGAAGCAGCAGACAAGAACGAGCTAGAAAACGTTGGTGACAATTCAGCTGAAGGTTCAGTTGATGCAGCTGGTGAAGAAGCTGGTGTTGAAGCTGAAGACCTAGAGGCTGACACTAAAGAGGTTTACTCTGAAGATGACAAGAAAGAACTTGACGCAGCTGATCAAGACGCACCAGAAGATGAAGGTGAAGAAGCTGCTAAAGAAGTTGTTGAAGCTGAAGAGTCAGAAGAGACTGAAGAGACTGAAGAAGTCGAAGAAGGAAGAGCTTTCGCTGCTGCAGCTAAAGAAGCTAAAGATAAAGGTGAGAAAGAATTTGAATTCGACGGTAAGACATACCCTGTAACAGTTAAAGAAGGTGAAGAAGTTGAAGAATCTGCTGAAGGTGCTATCGACGCTGAAGACCTAGAAGCTGATATGGACGAAGTTTCTTCTGAAGACGATAAGAAAATCACTAAGCAAGCTGATCAGGAAATTCCATCTGAAGAAGATGCAATCACCGATGACGCTCTAGAGTCTTACAAAAGAGAAATCTCTGAGAAGCTTTCTTCTCTAATCAACAAAGCTACTGAAAAGAAGACTAACGATCCTCACTTCTTCAAGTTTGTATCTGAATCTACTAAGACAAGATTCAACGAACTAGAAGTTGAAGACAGAACTAAAGTTCTTTCAGCAGTTGAAGGTAGAGGTTACCTAACAGAGTCACAAATTGTTACTCTAATGGAAGGTGCTCTAGTTGAAGTTGCAGGTCAAACTACTCCTTACTTTGTGGAAGCTGCTCCAGCTGAATACAAAGAGATCTGGAATAACCTATCTGAAGCTAAGAGAAATCAATTATCTGCTCAAGCTAAGATGGTGAAGCTTTCTACTCCTTACCAAGTTGCTAACTTCTGGCAAACAAGAGATCTAAGAGAAGTTGCTCCAGTTATGGAAAAGCTAACTATGATCACAGAAGCTAAGAAAGAAGAAGCTCCTAAGAAATCTATCGGTTACGATGTAACTGGTATTGGCGAAGAAATCGCTAAGAGATTTAAGAAGTAATACTAACGAGCCCAGATCCATTGGGTCTGGGCTCTTCTTATAAAACATAATCAGGTAAATAAAAAATCATATTTTTCATTTTTTTCAAAAAAATCTGAAAAGGTTATCAAATTAACTGAATATATACCCTAATCGACAAGAACGAAGAAGCAAAACGTTCAAGCATGTCGAATCAAAACCAAACGCCAAAAAAAATTATAAATTACAATGGCAAATTTAATCAATGAAGCTGAAATCAGAGCAACATGGGCTCCTATCATCGAGTCTGCTACTGGTATCAACGATTCAAACAAACTAGCTTGGATGTCAGAATACTGCCACAATCACAAGCTTTATGAAGAAGCTACACTTTCTTCAGTTCTACCATCTATGGTAAAAGGTATGGGTGCAGTTTCTTTCCCATCAGCATTCAACACTGCAGGTTCTGCAGGTGACGGTTCTGGTGACAAGTCTCCATCACTACTTCCTCTAGCAATGCAAGTTGCTGCACAAACTGTAGGTCTAGATCTAGTTCCTGTAGTTCCTATGGCTGGTCCAATGGGTCTACTTTCTTACCTAGACTTCGTATACGACGGTGGCGCGAAGAGAGATGACGCTAAACTAGCTAACGTATACTACTTCTCAACTGATTCAGGTACTGGTGCTGATATCGCTGGTGGTGCTACTCACGCTGCATACGAGTTCGTTGGTACTTCAAGAATCGACGGTAACGACATCTACAAGGTGATCGGTACTGCACTAATCGATGCTAACGTACAAGCTGACTTCAGATTGGCTGTAGCTGTTCCAGCTGCAACAGTTGAACTAGTTAAGGCTCTAGAAGACCACATTCCTGGTTTCTCTGCATCTAACGCTGCTGGCGATCCTTTCAAGAGAGAAGACGGTGAGAGAAAGGCTGAGAACATCATGGGTCTATCTCTATTCTCTAAGTCAGTTGCTGCTGAAACTTTCCAAGTTGCTGCTGCAGTTACTAGAGAGCAAGTTCAAGATCTTAAGCAATTCGGTGTTGACGCTGTAGCTCAAGTTGAGGCAGTTCTAACTAACGAACTAACTCAGTCAATCAACAACCTAATCCTAAGAGAAATGAAGGTTCTAGGTTACAGAAACGTTAAGTCTGTATTCCCAGCAGCTCCTCTTAATGTACTTGGTAATTCAACTGGTTTCGACCTAAAACTTCCTGCTGCTGCTGATCTAGCTGGTGGCGAGACTGTTGCTTCAGTTCACAGAAGACTTCTTTCACAGATTCTAGCTGCTGCTAACTTGATCGCTAACAGAGGTAGAAGAGGTGCTGGTAACTTCGCAGTTGTTGGTCCACAGACTGCAACTGTTCTTCAAGCTGTAGCTGGTTTCGTTGCAAACCCAATGGCTAACACTATCTCTCAAGCTGCTGGTGCTATCTACCCTGTAGGTTCTGTTGCTGGTATCAATGTTTACACTGATCCAAGAAAAGCATGGGACGATTACACTGTAGTAGTTGGTAGAAAAGGTGATGGTAACTCTCCAGGTCTAGTATTCATGCCATACCTAATGGCTGAATCAGTTCAGACTATCGCAGAGGGTACTATGGCTCCTAAGATTGCTGTTAAGTCTAGATTCGCTCTAGTTGAAGCAGGTTTCCACCCAGAGACTCAGTACGTATCATTCGAAGTTACGAATGACGCAGCTGGTGCTACTTGGTCTAACCTACTAAACCTAGCTTAATCTTTAGATTTAGTATAATCCTTCTTGAAGGGCTCCAGAAATGGAGCCCTTCTTTTTTTATAGGATATATAGGTTATAGATAAAAATACATCTACAACTATGAAATTAAAGATGAAATCTGCGATCAAGCTTTATGAATCTTTCTTAAAGGAAGGTGCTGAAGCCCCTGCCGCGGCAGAAACAACGTCCGCTACTTCAAGAGAGGCGGTTATTAAAGATGTCGATACTATCATCACATCACTAGAAACTCTAGTTTCTCAAGTATCTGAGGAGCTAGAAGAAGAATTCAATACTCCTGAAAAAATTGAAGAAGCCGGCGACGACAACATTATCGTTCAATGGATTACTTCAATGAAAGCCGTTAAAGCTCAAAAGAAGGTTAATAACATTAAGGTTAATAAAGTTGCTCTTGAGATTGCAAGGGATGAAGCTCCAAACACAGAGCAAAAGAACAAGATCAAAGACAGGGAAACCCTTCTTACCAGTCAAATCAAATCTCTACAAGATGCTGTCAATGATAGATTTGCTAACAAAGGAGGTTTAGTAGATAAGAAATTATCAAACGCTAAAATTGAAGGAGAGCTAGCAGTTATCAAAGCTCACTCAGGTGCAGGTATTGATAAAAAAGAAGCTGGTGATTTAAAGCAAAGAATGGCCGATCTTCAAAAAAGATACAAAGAAAATGAAGCTGCTCTAAAAGAGCTTGAACCTTCTGAAGAAGATAAAAAAACAGCTGCGAAATCTGCGCAAGATAAAAAGGATCAAGAAGCAGCTGCGGCGGCGAAAGCTAAAAAAACATCCAATAATGAACCTCAACAGGAACCTGAACAGGAACCTCAACAGGAACCTCAACAGGAAGAACCTAGAAAAGACGATAACATGGAGGCAGATATTGCTCAATATGATCAGAATATCAAAGATGAAATGGCAAGAGAAGCTGATCTTAAGAAGAAGCTAAAATCAGTTGAAGACGAAAAGGCAAAGTCAACCGATCCCGAATCTTTCGACGAAAAGATCATCAATATTAAAGCCGAAATCGATAAGTCTAAACAAGATATTAAACAGATGAAAGATGCTAAATCTGCACTGGTTAAAAAGACTGCTACAAAAGAATCATTGATTCTAAGGGCTGAAGAATTGGGTTTAAATGAACTTGCTTCTGAAATTTCAGAAAAAGAAGAATGGCAACTAAACGGAACACCTTTATATTCCAAGTACGATGCTAAAATTAAAAAGGTAGAATACTCTAATTCTTTAAACGAATCACGTTACACTATTAACACAGTTAAAGATAGATTTGCAAAACTAATCTAATCTCTTTCGAGGATTAGCATTCTTTTTGAACACTTTCATCAGCTCCTTCTGTTCATTCAGGAGGAGCTGTTGACATTTTTGGCGAAACTCAAGTGAAGATTTCAGTACACTCTGGTTAATGCCAACCTCAAGGGCATCCCAATACTCTGGGTGTACAAAGTTTCGAGCGCTAAAGTCACCCATCTTAGATTTGATCGGACGTCCAGAGATTGCGCAAGCCCAATCGATCGATCTATAAGAATCGTATACATCGTCGATCTTTTTAAGATCACCTTCAATCCAGTCATAGAACAGCTTGGTCTTGTGACGATCATTTGAACCTCTGAATAATCCTAATACAGCCTTCAGTTTCTGCTCATCCTTTACAAAGTCTTTGATGTTTGGATGTTCTAGTAGAAAACGCTTATGTAACTTGGACAGGGTTTCAAACGCAACTCCATGTTTGCCCCTGACCCCGTCTTTATATTTGATGTGCGGATATTTCTTAGCGTATGCCATTGAAACTAACTGTAAGCTGTGAGGTATAACCTCTGTAAACGTGTAAATTATGCAATCATTGACGCAACTCTTTACTGAAAAGTACCGTCCAAAGAACTTGGACCATTTGATTCTACCCGAACGAGTGATGAACAAGTTCAAAGATGGAATCCAACAGAACATGCTGTTCGCTGGAAGCCCAGGGACTGGTAAAACATCAACTGCTAAGGCAATTGTCAATCAGTTTGAGTTACCTTACCTATATATTAACGCTTCAACAGATACATCAGTTGATGTTATCAGAACTCGTATCACTGACTTCTGTTCAACCATGTCAATCCTAGATGACCGAAATAAATTCAAGGTAGTTATTCTTGATGAGGTCGATGGTGTATCTGATCAGTTCTTCAAGGCTCTTCGTGCTACGATGGAACAATTTGCTTCCAACTCACGATTCATTGCAACATGTAACTACATTAACAAGTTACCAGATCCAATTCTTAGCCGATTTGAAGTCATTAACTTTGACTTTGATAAGAATGAAGAAGCTGAATTAACTAAGAAATACATTCGCCGCGTTCATGAAGTTTGTAAAGACGAAGACTTGACGATTGAAAAAGATGCATTGGTTGAGTTTGTTCGTCGTAACTTCCCAGACCTTCGCACAACTTTAAACAAACTTCAAGGTTATAAGTCACAGGGTACCACTTCAATTGGTATCGAAGATGTAAAACGATTCAACTCGGTCTATAAAGACGTGTTTGAACTCATCTTTAACGAAATGGATCCAGTGAAGAACTATAAGCTTCTCGTTAGTGAATACTCTAATCGTGTTGATGATGTTCTACAATCACTAGGACAAGACTTCATTGAATACATCAAGCAAGAAAAAACACAGGCTGCAAGATTTATTCCTCAAATCATCATTGTTGTCGCTGAGCATCAAGCTCAACGAATCAATGTGATTGATCCAGTTATTACAATGTTGTCATGTATTTACAAAATACAAACAATTATTAAGCAATAATTTCCTCGGGTCACCGGAATTTGTTATATTAGCCCTATAAAGATAAAAGTTATGAAATTAGGCAAACACACGTTAATGATCGATGGCAACTACTTTGTATACAGCCGTCTATATGTCATGCCTCGTAGCAAGTCCGGTAAACTGTTAGGAGATGAAAAGGAAAAAGCACAGTTCATGCGCAAGCTGTGTATCGATATTGCCAGCGAAATTCGTAAAATGCGACCTTTCATTGATCAGGTTGTTGTTGCTGTTGATTCTAAGTCTTGGCGTAAAGATCTGTTTCCTGAAGCTGAATACAAGGGTACTCGTGTAGCCGATGACTCAGTCGATTGGGATGCAGTGTATAGTGTATACGATAGCTTTCGTACGGTTCTTCAAAAACAGGGTGTTATTGTTCAACAAACTAATGGTGCCGAAGCTGACGATATTCTGTTTGCATGGGCAACTGAATTAAACAATCAGGGCCGCAATTGCATCGTATGGACAGGCGACCGTGATCTTATTCAATTGGTTGATTACACCCAAGCCACTGATGGTTATACTCTTTGGTACTACAACACTAAACGTAATCTTATTGCATTTAACGGTTTCACCGCTCTATTAGAGGGTGAGTCTAATGATACCAAGTCTGATGATGACTTACTATTTAACCTATCAGGTTCTGACATCGCAGGTAGTCTTAAAGATGATATTAATGATTGGGTTAAACGTAATCGCGTTAGTATTGAAGAAATAGATTCACGTGAATTTCTGTTCAAAAAGATTCTTATCGGTGATAAATCAGATAACATACCTTCAGTTGTCACTTACGATAAGCAAATGAATAATGGCAAGCATCGTACCTTTTCAATCACAGAAAAGCAATCTGAAAAGATTCTTGCACAATATGAAAAAGACTATGGTAGTTTTCAGGTAGAACATTTGTTCATCAAAGAAAATCGTCAGCACATGTGCGATGTAATCTATAGGTCGGTTGGTAACTCAAACGTAGAACAGATTGCTTCTAATTTGATGCAAAACATTCAACTAATGTTTCTTCACGTTCGCATCATACCAGAACCTATTCTAAAAGCAATCTATAAGGAAATCTCTAAGCCTTATGATAGTCCTAATTTCCATAATCTATCACAGATGGAACGCATCCTTGAAGGAACGGGCTTTACTGATCGCGATAAACAAGTCGTACCCAAAGGAATGGATCCCTTTAGCGGTCTAAAATTAGTTGATGAAAAGCCAAAGAAGGAAGATCAACCTAAGACTAAGAAGCTGAACGAATTGTTCTAAACTTAACATATTTACGGGGTATAATTAATATGCTGGACGAAACTAAATTGTTCGACTTCATTAAAATGATGTTCGAAAAACCCAAAGAGTACGATGCTATTAAACAGCATAATAAGAAGCGTCATTTCTTTATGATCAATCGTTTCTTTTCGATTAAGTTTCCTGATAATGCAAACGCGTTCAATCTTAACGGTATTGAAGGTTCTCACGTGGTTGATAGTTGGAGAATGGTCGCAGGTAGATTTAAAGGCGTTCCAGGTTGGATTTACACCAAGACCAAAAAAGCTTCACCGTCTGCAGCCAAAGTAAAAGATCAATATATACCTTCAGACGAAGCAGTTAAATTCTATATGACCAAAAATGAAATTGGCAAAAGAGAATTTGAAGAACTGAAAAAGTTTGCGCAATTTGAATTGTACAAAGACCTTCAAATGATTGAAAAATCAATCAAAGTTTATTGATGAAAATATACAACTCATCCGACTTCGTAGATGTGATTGACGTGACGCTGTTCAAGTATAATCACTATGATAATTTGATTTGGACTAAATGTCTGAATCAGTTGGACTACATGAGGGTTGACGATGAATCTATTTTAGTTACTCCATATCAATTGGAGACGATGTTTGAATATAACTTTGAGAAAGAAATTAGACGTATTAAGGCCATCACCTTTGAGTTGATTCACAAGGATGCTTCATCTCTATTCTTTCTTCACAAGATTGTTGAAGATTTTGGCAGATTAAAATGGATCAAATTAACACTTTCCAAGCGTAGAAACTTTAGTAGAGTAATTGAAGATTTTGAAAATACAACTCGACAAATAAAGTATTCTTATAAGATTCTTAGAGCGACCGTTAGATTGAGCGAATTTATTGATGTTCATGAAATTAAAAAGATCAATCCACTGTTGAGATCTGCTGGTTTGATTGGTGAAAAGCCATACAACTCAATGCCTATTAAGCGATTGACTATGGGAGTTGAAAGTATTTTAGGTTCAGAAGACATGTCTGATCAAACGGCCGAATCCCTTGCAATGATTTTAGACATCATTGACCATAAACTGGAAGGTGATAATCCTGAAGTACTTTTAGTCACGGATTGGTGAGATATATAAAAGAAAGTCTCACTTTCTGAATGAAAAAACTACGCGAATTACTAAAGGATTTTGGTAAGCGTGAGGAGTTGGTTTACATTGTTGTTCTGTTATGGATTACAATGGGAGTTCTTGGAGCTTATAAAGATACTGATTTCACTCAACTTGCAGCCTACTTTGGTTCACTAACAGCATACGTTGCAACTTATATCTGGGGAGAGTCTCGTAGGCCAAGTGAAAAGACTGGTTTAATGAAAGAGGGTCCAAACTCTAGACGAGAAGTAATGATATACATTATCGTTGCTCTATGGACCATTGTTGGTGGATTTGCAATATGGTTTAAGGCTAATTTGAGCGATCTAGCAGTTTACTTCGTATCACTTACGGGTTTCATTGCATCTTGGATTGCGGGTGAAGTTTACAAACCTCAGGATATTGTCAAATCTAAACCGGTTTCAAAGCCAACTTTCAGTCAGAAACCATCGGTTCCAAAGATCATTGGTGAAGAACCTTCCGACGAGGCCAAAAACATTGAAGTATAAATAGTTTATGGTAACTGGCTCAACAGCAAATGAGATCGGAGATTTCATCATTGGAAAACTTGTCGATCCGTATGAAAACGTAATTCGTGTGACAGATTGGTCTATTTTGGCCGGTCTAAGTAACGATTATACGGTAGGTAAAATTAGTTTTACTGAAGGGTCTACGACCGTTTCAGGGTACGGTACTAATTTTAATCTAAGTCCTGGTGATTCTATCATCGTAGGTAATCACGTACTTGAAGTTGCACTTCAAGTTACTCCACTTCACATTGAACTTGCTGATCCAGCACCTTTCACTGCATCGATGGCAACTTTCATGATTTTGCCAGATGCAAACAATGAGTTTATTTACGAATACCGATGGTCTCACACTAATGAAGAATTCAGTGAATTCAAATTATTGACCAAAGATATGAATCCTGGTGATCTGATGTTTATCGCATGGGATGGAACGAGACCACTTTGGATTGACGTTAAAGGTACTGTTGATCGTTTAACGCTAGGTGCGTCATTAACGATGATCAGTATTACGTTCACACTTGAAACCACTGAAGGAGAAATCATAGCTTGTCCACAGTATTGCTTAGGATGCGATGATCCATATTCATATATTGGTTGCGCCAACATTAAACCATGTACGACTGATGAAAATATCTTTAAGCCATACGAATTAAATAAGAGCGATAATCTGTACAGACAGCTTGTAGAAATTTCAACTGACATCTTTGGATGGCCAGTAAGATATTACAGAACTGAACCCGATGAAAGAACCAGAGACGTTACTTTCATGGAGTATTCTTTGTTTAACGTAGTTGCCCAAGGAGACGTTAAAGTTTCGGTTCCAGATAATGAAATGCCAACACAACAAATCAATTACGACATCTTCGGCATGGGCTTTGAAGATTTTGAAATTCACATTGCTGACTATCAATTTGAAAAGACTTTCGGACCATTTAAGAGACCAAGAGTTAAAGATTACTTGTACTTCCCAAAACTAAACAGGATGTACGAGGTCAAATCTGTGTCACTGGCAGATGAGTTCAATGTTAACCATACATACTGGAGAGTGATGCTAGCGAAATATCAAGATCGTTCGGCGGTTATCAAGTCTCCAGAGGCAGAAGCAGAATTGCAAGACCTAGTAGTTGGAATGGATGACATTTTTGGAGCTGAAATTCAGGACGAGAGCAAAAAGGTTACAAAGCCGCAACAACTTCAAGGAGTATCTCATATTTGGGAAGATGGCGTTAGAACTGGTGCAAATGCCCTAGTTAAAATAGTTGACTATGATTTGAAAAACAGATGGACAATTGTATCTAAGCATCACTATAATCTAAGTACTGTTCCAAATGATCAGACTGCAGTTGAATATATTCAACCTGCAAAACAAACGCAAGAAGAAAACTTAGCATTTACATTCTGGGTTCAACCGACCTTTGATAACTTAGATACAACCAAATATGTTTTGATCCAAGGCGAACAGTTTGGCGTTGGTTTAACGGCAAGACTTTCATCATCAAAATTAGAGTTGATGATTAATAATCAACCATACACTTTCATGCACGGTATGATCATGTCAACTGACGAATGGTATGCGATTGTTATCAATCTATCAAACGACTTTAGAGAAATTGGAGTGTATATGTACTATCTAAATGAACAACTCAATTACGTTAGACCACAAGATGGTAATAACAACCTTGAACTTCAATTTAGAGAAATTAGACCTACAACACAATCATTTATTTGGGATGTGGATAGAGGTTATCAATTAAGAGGTGGTAAATTAAAGATGACAAACATTAGAATTTGGAAAAAGACCATTGAGGAAGAACAACATTCCAATGTGTTAAACCAATCTCTAGTTAGAGACGCACAATACGCATTGGTGATAGATAACGCCATTCCATCTCTTTCGTACCAACGATATAGAAACGCAAGATGATCATACGATACTCTGAATTTCAAGCCCTATATGAAAAGGGAGCTAAACTTGACGGAGTTGCAAGTCAACTTCTAAAAGATTGTTTTAAGAAGTGGGTCACTGACCATAAATCTGGTAAAAGTCAAGGTAGCTTCTATCAGCAAATAGAACTTCCAGGATTGGAGTTTGATTTTGACGCAAACATTCATTTCAAGTCAAAGGGATTTGACATTCACAATACAACCGGAGCAGACGGTCGAGACATCGATGACGATGACGAAGATCAAACACCTTACATCATTATTGACTTTGACGTTAACCCAAAGTGGTTACCAGGGTATTGGTCTGAAATTTATATGCACCTTGCAGATGTTATTAGACATGAAATTGAACACATCACACAAGACGGTCCAAACATTGGCAATTATAGGGGTGGTAAACCGAATGAAGACGATCAACAGATGAGACTGTTAATTAAGTCTGGAATTCTACCACAACACATGTATCTATTGCTACCAAAGGAGGTTGATGCAAATCTTCAAGGTTTAAGATACGAAGCCAAGAAAAGAAAGATGTCAATGATTGATACTGTCAATCAATACTTAGACACACAGGATTACCTAACCCCTGAAACCAGAGAAGAGGTGATCAACCACTGGAGATTCAGAGCCGAAAAGATCGGCGGTATTCCGAAGTTCTGATATATACTACCAGAATAACTTATTACCATTATGTCGGATAAGAAAACTCTTCGTTCCCAAGCGGACGAGATTAGAAATGAATTGGATAGTTTGATCGGAGACAATGAATCCCTTGAAGGAATCATTGACGTAGATCCACAGCTTCCAGCACACCATAGACCAACATTTAACTTCTTAGAGGTTAAAACTGGTGCAGATAAACAGGCTAAAAAGACCATTGATGCCTTGATGAGGTTCTATCTAGATTCCGACATCATTGAACATAATGAATACGTTAAAGCCAAGAGAAAGATGGACGAGATGACGATGTCATCTCTAGTGTATCAACTCCAAGCGGGTGAAAGAGCACTAACTCGTTTATTAGAGACCATCGAGGATGGCGACATGGCTCCTAGGATGTTCGAGGTTCTTGCAACCCTACAAAAGTCAATGTTGGACATCATCAAATCACAAACGATGTATTTGATGGCAACTGAAGAATCAATGAAGCGTATCGCTAGAGATTCTGAATTATATCAGGAAAAGACAAATCGTCAAATCTCTGAGGACTTTAACAATGAAAAGGGTTCATCTAACGTTCAGCGTGGAACCAAAGATCTGATGTCAAAGATTCAGGCTTCAATCGCAGGTAACGTCGAAGACGCTGAAATTGAAGAAGATACAACAGATAACACTGAAGAATGAGCGATTACGTAGGAGATAACGTTTGGATCCCAAAGGATAACGATGATTCCACCGCAGCAAAACTAGTATGGTCATCTAAAAAGGTATCTGATCTAGTAGTTGCGATGGACCAGGGTTATCGTCCAAAGATTTCTTTGCCCTTCTATGAGGGTAAACAATTTCTACGAAAGGGTAACATTGTATTTGAATACACTGACGAAGAAATTCAAGAACTTGCAAAATGTGCAAGTGATATTGTATACTTTGCTGAAAAGTATGCAGTGGTTATGACTGACGAAGGTATTCGTAAAGTTAAGCTTAGAGACTATCAAAAGGACATGTTACGTAACTTTCAAAATGAAAGATTTAATGTAGTTCTAGCTTCTCGCCAAATGGGTAAAACCGTTACAGCTTCAATCTTTAACGCATGGTACCTAACTTTCCAAGTTGACAAGAACACTCTACTTCTTGCGAACAAGTCAGATACAACTAAAGAAATTATCGATAAGGCCAAAACCGTAATTGAGAACCTACCCTTCTTTATGAAACCGGGCATTATTAAGTATGACGTTATGAACGTTAAAGCTGATAACGGTTGTCGTCTTGTAGGTCAATCTACCACTGCTAAAGCAGGTATCGGTTTTACGATTCACACTCTATTCTTGGACGAGTTTGCACACATTCACGGTTCAATTGTAGATACGTTCTATGAAAACGTATATCCTACCCTGTCGGCGTCAAAGGTATCACGTATCATCATCACTTCTACACCTAACGGTTTCAATAAGTTCTATGAAATCTATTCAGCTGCAGAGAAGGGGCTAAATGCCTATAAAGCCACTCGTATTGACTGGTGGCAACACCCCGACAGAGACGATGAATGGTATGAACGTGAATTAGGTAACCTGGGCTCTGAAGAAGCCTTTAACCGCCAATACGGTAATGAATTCGTATCATCATCAAACCTACTATTTGACCCCGTAACGATGAAGAAACTTCGCAAGGGAATGGCTAAATACGAATACGAAGATCTTGAAGAGTTTGAAAACATTCACATGGATTTGAAGGGATACCTTGGGTTTGCTCCGGATTTTGATGTTGAATACGCAAAGGAAGAAGGTAGATATTATGTGTTCTCAGTTGACATTGCCGAAGGTAACGGTGGCGACTATTCTGTAATCAACCTATTCGAGATAGTGCCAATGAAAAAGAAGCAAATGAAGTACGTTCAAAACCCAGGGGCAATGTACGATTTCTTCACGTTAAAGCAGATTGGTCTATTTAGGTCTAATGAGCACGTAATTGAAGACTTTGCTAAAGTACTTTATACCCTATCAGTTGAAATCTTTGAGCCTGAGAACGTTAAATTGATCATTGAATACAATACCTATGGTTCTATTCTAATTAAGTATTTGACAACTCTATTCCCACAGAGAAACGAGTTTGATGAAGAGATGATTGTTAGATTCAGACACCGCCACGATGCAAGGGTTTTGAAACCAGGCATTAGAGTCAAATCCGACAATAAACCTGTGATGTGTCAGAACCTTAAAAAGCTAGTTGAGGGTAATAGAATTGATTTCACTGAACATCAAACAGTAACAGAAGCATCAATGTTCGGTACTCTTGTAAATGGTTCTTATGGTGCTCAACATGGTAATGACGATACTCTAATGACGTGTGTCACGATCACTGAATTCTTCTTAACAGTTGATTACGCTGACTTCATTGAAGAGGTTCTTGATCACATTGATGAAGAACTTCACAACTACATGGAGAAAATTCTTTATAAAGATCAAAACACTGACGGAGATCTACAATATGACATTTATGATCTGTTGAATTGATAAATTGTCGTAGTTTCCTTGATATATAGTTAAAGCAAAAAAAAGTCCAATATAAAATTATGGCACTAAGTCCACAACTTCTACAATTCAAGAGCTCTGGTGTATACAGACTTGAATTCGATAAGTCGCAGACTGTCAACATTCCAGCCGAAACAATCAGATTGATTGTTGGTCACTCTAAGAAAGGACCATACAATTCTCCTGTTTTGATCGACTCAGTTGAACAGTTCATCAATGTTTTTGGTAGCATTGATCGCAACTTGGAGAAAAAAGGCATGTTCTTCCACAGATCAGCTCTTACAGCTCTAACAAGAGGTCCTATCCTAGCTCTTAACCTAGCTAAATTTGATAGCAATGACAAAATTTCTTATGCAGCACCTGTAACTGATGCTTCAGATGCACTTTCAACTGCAATTGAGAATGAAAATGAGTACTCAAAGTTTTTCAACATTGAAAAATTCTGGACTCCTTCTGACGACGCAGTTAACAATGTAGTCGGTAATGCTATTAAAGGTAACGTTCTAAGATTTGCTAACATTAAGCAAGATCCTATCACTGTTATTGTTAGACAAGCACAAGACGTTAAACCTTTCAATATCACTGCAAGAGAGTGGTACGGAGAAGGTAACGTTCCTGCATACCTAAATGACTTTGATTATATGTCAGACTTCATGGTTGACGTATTCGTATTCAAAGGAGGCTTTGATGCACTTGTAATGGACACAGATCCTATTTATGGCGAATTCTTTACAGCTGATGGTCTAGATAAGACTAAGCTTGCTGAATTTGCTAACCTAAGACAAGTATCTCTAATTGCACAATACACTGGTTCTATTCTTCCAGGTTTCACAGATCTAGAAGGCAACCAAATGTACGTTGAGACAATGATCAATTCTGAAGCAAGAAGAACAGGTTTGTTCTGCGCTGTTCTAGAAGATGCAGTTCTTGACGAAGCAAACGGTACTGCAGTTGATTTAATCGGTCACACTGGTGATTCTCTAGACGCTCTATCGTATTCTTTAACTACAGGTGATAGAGATGTTATGATTGATGCTGCATGGGTATATGCTGCTGGTTCAAACACCGCAACATTCACATACCAGGGTATACTTACTCCACCAACGTTTGATCTAAAGGTTGGTCACTACATTCATGCTGACGCTACCAATAGACTTGCTAAGGTAACTAGAATCATTAAAAACGTTATTCCAGCTACTACAGCACCAGCACCTCCGGCAGATCCAATTACAACTTACACAGTTTACGTACATACGACACCAGCTGCAGTATTTGCAGGAGCTTATTCTTCATACGAAGAAGCAACTGCTGTCTATTACCCATTCGTTCTAGATGGAGCGAAGATTGGTACACAGTCTATCCTAGATTGCCTAGACGCAGTAAACACTGGTACAAACCTAGGTAACAC